TAAAGGTTTTGATCAAAACATTATTATGCAAGCCTATAAAAAAATGGACGCTATGCGCGAACAAATGTTTGAAGGTGGATCTTTAATGGTTCCTCCAGAGCGTGAAGCATATGGTAAAGGTGGTGCAATCTTAGACCTTGTAGCGGCTCTTACAGGCAAACAAACCAAAGTCGCTAAGAAAAAGATGGTCGATGAAGAAAAGGCTCTTCAAGACCTATCTAAAATGATTGAAGACAACCCAAGGGTATTAGACGAACTTTCAGACGAAGATTATGAAATGGTCGTTTCAAAACTTCCACAGCGCCAAGCCGCAAAGTTAGGCATGGGCGAAGAGCCTTTAACTGATATGGTTGAAATGGCTCGTGGTATGGAGCCAGCAGAAGTAGCTAAAAATCTTGAAATGTTTAATGACATTGACGAAATTTTTGAATATACCGATACCCTTGATGCTAAAGGCGCTCGACAGTTTATGCAAAATCTTTCGGACGAAGATCTTGAAATCTTTGGTGCAGATCTTCCAGATGTAGGCGCAACGCTAGGCCCAAGAGAATTAAAAGCTGAAGGTGGCGAAATTCCAGAAGATACATACAACAATCTTAGCCCAGAAGATAAAATGGAACAAGCCGAAGATATGCTTCCTGACGAAGAAATGGAAGAAGAGTATGTAGACTTTGTAGCCTCAGAAATTTTAGATCAAGAAGAACAAGATTATTTATTTAAGGCTTTGGATGACGATCCTCGGCTTGAAGAAATTTTAGATAAAGTAATTTTAAATGCAACAGAATTTGCTGGTTCTGGGGAAGTTGAAGGCCCCGGTACTGGTATATCAGATTCGATACCCGCAAGGTTATCGGATGGTGAATTTGTTTTCACCAAAAAGGCGACCGACCAACTAGGCGCAGACAATCTCCAAGTTATGATGGATGATGCAGAACGTGCTTACGATGGCGGTCTTATGGCTATGGCAGAAGGCGGTATGCCTGTTGATGATCGTTATAGTAATCAACAACAAGACGAAGATCAAGAGGAAAAAGTAGAAGATCAAATGCTCTACGCAAGCCGAATGCCTAGTCTTATGAACCGATAAGGCTACCTAGAAAATCTAGCCCCTTATCATTTTATAACCTTGAGGCCACCTTGTAGTATCAAGACCCTGTATTAAATAGCGCATTAATACAGCCACCTTGAAAGACAACAAGCCCCATAAAGGAGAGTGACAATGAGTGAAGAACCGCAAGCGAATCCGTACAATCAAAAAAAGGCTTGGCATGAGCCTGATGGCCCACCAAGACAAAGTGCAGATTCATTGTTTTTTGAAGAAGAACAAGAGGCTACTTCCGAAGAAGATGGAACCCCTCAAAAACAAACTTCTTCTCGTACCAATTATAAAAAGAGATATGACGATCTAAAAAAACATTATGATCAAAAGATTTCTGAATTTAAACAACGTGAACAAGAACTAGAGGCTGTGGCCCAAGCGAATCGTCCTCGCTATCAGCCACCTAAAAGCATCGAAGATCTTGAACGTTTTAAATCAGATTATCCTGATCTATATGATACTGTCGAAACAGTAGCTCATATGCGAAGCGAAGAGCAAATGAATGCCCTTCAAAAAAAGCTTGCGGCTATTGAACAACGCGAAGCAGAAATGTCTAAGCGCGATGCCGAAGTTAAGTTGCGAGAGCGACACCCTGATTTTGAAGATATTAGGGGTGATGACAGGTTTCATGAATGGGCTAAAGAACAACCTGAAGAAATTCAACGTTGGATTTATAAAAACCCAGATAATGTTATGTTAGCAAGTCGTGCCATCGACCTTTATAAGATGGAAAACAACATTGCAATTAAATCTTCTACTCGTAGATCACAGCCTTCAAAGTCCAATGCGGCTGATATGGTATCAACAAAGACTACCGGCGTTGAACCAAAGTCAGCCAAGATATGGACGCAACGGGAAATTGCTGCTTTGTCTTTGGATGACTATGATAAATACGAACAAGAAATTGATCTAGCCATCCGCGAGGGACGAGTAGCAAGATAATAACTTGTCTTTTAGGAGTAAATTAAAATGGCTTATAACGTAAGTGATCAATATTTTGAGCCAGCAACTGATACCAATGCAAACTTTGCAAACTCAGTTTCTGGTCAAGCTAACTCATTCTTCCTTCCTGCTGTCTATTCAAAGAAGGTTCTTAACTTCTTCCGAAAGTCATCAGTATGTGAAGCCGTAACCAACACTGACTATGCTGGCGAAATTGCGGCATTTGGTGATAGCGTAAATATCATCAAAGAGCCGGTAATTACCGTCTATCAGTACGAGCGTGGTGCAGACGTAACGTCTACCAAACTGACCGACCAAGAGCTTACTCTTGTTGTTGATCGTGCAAACGCATTTAAGTTCATTGTCGATGACATTGAAACCAAAATGTCGCACGTAAACTTCAAAGAAGTAGCATCTTCTTCAGCGGCTTATGCGTTGCGTGATGCTTTTGATGAGGGCGTGTTTGCTATTATGCAAGCTGGTCTTTCTTCATCTTCACCTGACCACACGCTTGGTGCTGACTCAGCTACCGATTTGGGTGCTGGTGTATATGATGGCGCTGGTGCTATCGACGTAGGCATTTCTGGCGAAACCGATCCTTTGGACGTTCTTGCTCGTATGGCTCGTTTGCTGGATGACCAAAACGTACCCGAAGAGGGTCGCTGGGTTGTAGCATCTCCTGACTTCTATGAGCAACTCTCTCAGAGCGGTTCTAAGCTGTTGTCAGTAGACTACAACGCAGGCCAAGGCTCTATTCGCAACGGTTTGGTAAGTTCTGGCAAGTTGCGTGGATTCTCCATGTACAAGTCAAACAATATGCCTGCTACGTCTAACGCAACTGGCTTTATGCTAGCTGGTCATATGAGTGCTGTTGCAACTGCACAATCCATCACTAGCACAGAGGTCATTCGTGATCCTTCTAGCTTTGGTGACATTGTTCGCGGTCTGCACGTTTGGGGTGCTAAAGTTCTGCGCCCTGAAGCACTGATCGGTGCTTACTACAACATCGACTAAGATGCTGGGATGGGAGGGTGAAATACCCCTCCCGTTTTTAAAGGACTAAAGTATGCCATTAATTTCAACTCCTAACAAGCCAATTAGCATGAAGTTGACTGAAAACAAAAGAGGGCGTTACCGTAGTGTAGACCACAAAAAGTATTCAGATAACTACGACAAAATATTTGGCAAGAAAGATAAGGAAGAAAAAAATGAAAGATAAAAAGCGAGTAGACTACATGATAGGCGGTAAAACACGTTCTATGTATATGGGCGGTGGATATGGTTCAAAGCGAAACATGATGTCTAAAGGCGGTATGGCCCATGACTATAATAATATTATGGAAATGGAAGCCAAGCAAATGTCTCCAGACCATAACGAGTCAATGAAGCAAAAATGAAAGTAAAGGCCCCCGAAGGCTATCATTGGATGAAAAGCGGTAAAAGCTTTAAGCTAATGAAAGATCCTAAAGACGGTTACAAAGCCCACAAAGGAGCTTCTAAAGCCGTAGACTTTCCAATCCAAAAGGTTCATAAAAAATAATGGCAACAACATACTTACAGTTGACAAACGAACTTTTGCGTGAAATGAATGAAGTCCCGCTGACTACTAGTAATTTTTCTAGTGCTATTGGTATTCAAGCACACGCCAAAGATTGTATAAACAGAGCATACCTTGACATTGTTCTAGAAGAACCCCAATGGCCTTTTTTGTCAGTAGCTGACAGTGGGACTACAGACCCTATGTACGGTAATGTCTATGTTGAAACTGTTGCTAATACTCGTTGGTATGAGCTAAAGCCTGCCAGCGACTCTATAAAAGACGATTATGGCGCAATAGATTGGGACAATTTTTATTTAACTACTGTTGGTGTTACAAGCGAAGTAGCCCCCTATGTTGCTAAAAATCTTAAATTTACAACCATTGAAGAATGGAAAGATTTTTATAGGGCCAGAGAAAACGCAGACGATGCTGAAAATGCAAACGGCGGTGAACCTAAGCGCGTTATTCGCAGTCCTGATGGGCGTATGTTTGGACTAAGCCCAATTCCAGACAAAGTATACCGTGTTTGGTTTTATGCGTATAACCAGCCTACACAGCTTTCAGATTTTTCAGACGAAATTGTTTTTCCAGATGTCTATAAAACCGTACTCTTAGCAAGGGCTAGGTATTTTGTTCATCAATTTAAAGAAGCTGTTCAACCAGCCGCTTTAGCTCTTGAAGAATATCGCCGTGGCTTGAGACTTATGAAATCTAAT